TTACTTAGAAAAAGAACTTAACAAGGTACCTTATACCATTTTTATAGGATAATATGGCTTTATTTGGAGGAAAAAGAGATATAAGCCTATTTAGACATGTAAATAGGGAGTTAATGGGTAACATTATCTCTCAAGAATGTGTTTACTATAAATTTAAATTAGATGAAACTAAAGTTAACCTTTATGGTGAAGCCGCGGGTTCAAAATATTATTATAGGGGAGTTATATTAAGTTGTTTAATAACACATGAACCACAATCCTACCCAGATGATGAACTTGGTGTACAATATTATAGAAATGTTGATTTTAAGTTTTTACGCGATGATTTATTGCAAAGAAATTTAGATTTTAATAAAGATTTTGACAAAGGAGATTATTTTGGAGCTGACCTAGTTCCTCAAGTAGGAGACATAATATATTACTATGGAGGTTACTATGAAGTAGATGATGTCATAGGCAATCAATACTTTGTAGGTAAAGATCCTGATTATAACTACGCTGAAAATCCAATTAATCCTGGATTAGAAAACTTTGGTAGTGATTTATCTATCATATGTAAAACACACTACACACCAGTAGACAAGGTACAAATAGAAAAAGGAAGAATAAATGGCTAAGAAATATAGAAAACCAGTACCAAAATCTCAAAAAGAGATATCTAAGGATTTACAAACACCTTATTCTTCAGAATATGGTAATCCTAATGATGCCGCTGAAGGGGGACAGTTTTCACCAAATAATCAAGCTGACATTCCTTTTAATAGGTCTACTAAAATGTCCTTTAAAGGGGACACAGTTAAACCTTTTTCAATTGGAATACAAGATATAGATGAATCTATAATGTATTATTTTGAAAATGTTATAAGACCATCAGTAGTTCAAAATGGAGAAAGAATAGCAGTACCAATTATATATGGTTCTCCTGAAAGGTGGAAATCAGTACAAAAAGATGGATATTATAGAGATAAAAAAGGTGCTATAATGAATCCAATCTTAATGTTTAAAAGAAATTCAATAGAAAAAAATAGAAATCTGTCTAGAAAATTAGATGCAAATTCTCCAAACTTATATACACATTGGCAAAAAGTATATAATGATAAAAATTTTTATAGTAATTTTAATTTACTTAATAATAGGGTACCAACTAAACAATTTATAGCAAATGTCATTCCTGATTGGGTTACTTTAAATTATAGTTGTATAATCCAAACCTATTATGTAGAACAATTAAACAAAATAATAGAGGCAATAAATTATGCTTCTGATTCATATTGGGGTAATCCTGAACGTTTTAAATTTAGGGCTAGAATAGATAATTTCACTACAGTTACAGAACTACAACAAAGTCAAGAAAGATTAGTAAGAGGTACATTTGATATAAAAATGTATGGTTATATAGTTCCTGAAGTGATACAAAAGGATATGGAAGCAATCAGAAAATATAATGATAAATCAAAAATTATATTTGGAATGGAAATTGATTCAAATCCTGAAAGATATGAAGCAAACCCAACAGTAACCCCAGATGGTAGAACTAGAGATACAATATCAGGACAAGTTAGTTTAGGAACAAACCCAGTTAGTTTTCCAAATGACCCAACACCACCTACATATACATCTTTAAGTGATCTACCTACATCAGATCCTTTAGTAGCAGGTGTAATATGGAATAATGGAGGAGTACCAACTATATCAACTGGTTAATATTTATAATTAATAAAAGATATTAAATGAGTAAAATAAGATTTGTAGATCCGGGTATAATAGTTACTAGCGGTGGAGAAAATGGAGGAGATTCATCAATCTCGTCAAGTTATGCATTATCAGCATCACATGCTGATTTTGCGACATCTGCTTCTTATGCTGAATATGCAGTTTCAGCTTCACATGAAATAACAAAAGAAGTATCTTCAAGTTATGCCGACACAGCATCTTTAGCTTTATCAGGCAATGGTCCATTTACAGGTTCATTTACAGGAAGTTTTTTTGGAAATGGTACTGGATTATTTAGTGGTTCATTTTCAGGATCAATTCCTGATGCATACCAAATTATAAGTGGAAGCGTATCAGCTTCTATTTCTCCAGATAATGGTCTTCAAATTAACTCCCCAGTTGACATAACAATGCCTTCAGGTTCAGTTTTTACTATCCATGAACCAGATATTGATCAACAAAATAGACTTGATTTTAGATTTAACCAAGGTGATCCTATGTTAGAAATATCATCAAGATCTACTACAAGTTCACTATATCTAAGAACAAACCAAACACAAAACGGATTACTTTTTGATAGCTCTGGAAAAATAAAGTATATAGTAAGTGGTACAACATATGCTGTTAAATTGACAACAGCGGGGTTTGTTCCTAATGCTCCTGCTCAACTAAATTTAGGAGATTACAATAGGAGGTGGAAAGATCTTTATGTTAATAATGGAAATAAAATAAGTTTTGGTGTAAGTGACAACTCAGACATAGATTTAGTATCTTTTAGACATACAGTAGGTACAAATACATTAGTAATGTCAGGTTCATCTGATGTATCATTAGATGTAAAAGGTTCTATTGAAGTAACTAATATTACAGCTTCAAACAATATAAGTTCTAGTAATAATATATTTGCAAAACAGCTATATATAGAAAATAACTTAGCAATAGATTATGATTTTTCCCATAATTGTATTTCATTTGGGAATGTATCCGATTGTTTAAATCTATTAGGCACAAGTATAACAGCATCTAGCAATTTAAGTTCAAGTGCAACCTCAACAGCATCCTTTGGAACATATTTAGGTGATGGTTCTCAATTAACAGGCATAGAAACAGACCCATTTCCATATACAGGTTCAGCCATTATATCAGGTTCAACAGAATTAATAGGACCTGTAAACATAACAGGATCAACTATAATATTTTCATCAGGCACTCCAGGTTTAACAATTCAATCTAATAGTGACCCCGCAGAAGAAACTAAAATATATGATGCTAAAATTGCATTAGAAGATTCAGGATTAGAACAAGTTGTTATAAAATCTAATACTTCTACTAATACAATGACTGGTAATATTTCATTACGAGCTGCAACTTTAGCGTATGGATTTTTAGCAGCTCATAATTGGCATTCTAATAATAGAATAAGTTGGTTATCATCTGGTATTAGATTAGGTGAAAGATTATCAGATCCAGATTCATCCCCAAATCAAACATCTCCTTATGTTCTTAGTGCTACCGGTAGTATAGGATTTGAGGGCAATACTGATATAACAGGATCATTAACTATTACAGGAAGTCAAACTGATGTTAGTACCGCAGTTGAAAAAGTAGATTTAGGTAGATATCATATTAAAACTAAAAACTCACATGATTTAGGATTTTTAGGATCTTTTGGAGCTGAACTTATAATTAGCTCTTCAGATTTTGCTTATAAAACACCTATGGTAGTGTTATATAGGAACTCAGGGTTTATGGGTGATGATAGGGGAACAGATTTATGGGCTAAAAACAATTTATTTGTTGGAGGAGCTAGTTATGTTAATGGAGAAATTAGTACTATATTTACAGTTTCAGGATCATCTGCAACTGGAGGTTCAGGTACAATCCTTTTAGGTAATCCTGATGTAAATTTAGCAAATAACCCTAGTATAAATTTATATGGTCACTTAACAGCATCTACAGGTGTAAACATAAGCGCAAGTGCAACCTCAACAGCATCCTTTGGAACATATTTAGGTGATGGTTCACAATTAACAGGAATAGAAACAGACCCATTTCCATATACAGGAGACGCTGTAATATCAGGTTCATTAACTGTACAATCAGGTAGTACTAATTCTATAACAGGTATTACATTAATTAACCCATCAAACCCAGGTACAACACAAGATACAGGTGCAGGTATAACAATGTTTAACTACACAGGGGCAACAGGTTCAATTCATATAAAAGATTATACAGCAGGTGGATTAAACCCATACCATCCTGCTATGATATTTAATAGTTCTGATGCATTTTATTTTAAAGCAGCAGATGATGCCAGAGATGGTACTTGGTTTACAGCACAAAAGGTATACCAAAACTTCCATATGGACCAAATTAACAATAATGCTGCTGAATGGATAATGGGTATTAATAATGGAGGTAGTTCATATTCTCGATTAGTTATAGGACAAGGTTCAACAACAGCAAATGGTTGGTTTTTTCAAAATAATGGATATGATGAGGATTTAAAAATAGGAGAAACTACAGGAGCAGGAGGTACAGGAACATACACTAATAGAATTTTAATAAGTTCTTCAAGAATGCAAATTGGTGATTCTAGTAATGATCTAAAGTTATCTGTAAGTGGTTCAATAACATCTAATAACACAGCTTCAGCTGCTTACTTTGTAGGTGATGGTTCACAATTAACAGGAATAATTTCATCAAGTTATGCTTTAACAGCATCCTACGCAGTCTCAGCCTCACACGAAATTATAAAGGAAGTTTCATCTTCTTACGCAGACACTGCTTCCTTTGCACAAAGTGGAAATGGATTATTTAGTGGTTCATTCTCAGGAAGTTATACTGGAGACGGAAGTGGTTTAACAGGAGTAGATCCATTCCCCTTCTCAGGTACAGCAGTTATAACGGGAAGCTTATTAGTGTCAGGCTCAAGTAAACCATTAGAAGTAATTGGAAGTGGTTCAACAGTATTTGAAATAATAGGAAGCACAGGAACACTATTTTCAATAGATGATTCTCTAACAGGAACAATATTTTCAGCTAACGACATTTCAGGATTACCTATACTTCAAGTAGAATCTACTGGAGAAGTTTATTTAGGTAAATCACCACAATCATTATACACTACTGCGGTTATAAGCTCAACAACAGCTGCTACGTCACAATCCATATATTCGTTAAGTACTAGCTCATATGACGGTGTATTTTTTGATTATACGGTAACATCCGCATCAAATGCTAGAGCAGGTAACATAATGTCAATATGGAATGGTGGAAATTTAGTTTACACAGAAAATTCAACAACTGACATAGGATCAACAGCAGGAGTTACATTTAATGTAGAAATTTCACAATCACAAGCTCAACTTATATCCCTAACAGACACAGCAGGATGGAAGATTAAAACAACTATAAGGTCAATATAAAGTTATGGGAATCAGAAGAGGTTCAATATCAACCCCAATTATAGCGGATGGGCTAATATTTAATTTTGATGCAGCAAATAGGGCAAGTTATCCTAGAACTGGAACACTAGTTAATAATACTGTTAATAGTAATAGTGGTACTATAAGTGGTGCTACTTTTGAAGATACTAATTCTGGTGTATTTGATTTTGATGGAACTGATGCTTATATTGAAGTTGAATCTAATGGAAATGGAACAATATTCGATACTCAAACATTTACAATACAAGCATGGTTTAAAAGTGATATAGACCCTGATACTGTAACTGCAGAACTTATTTGGTCTTATGACAATACTTCACATAGCAGTCCATATTATTCTCAACATTTAAGATTAGGAGGTGCTGGTGGTTCTAGTGATGAAATACAGTTTTTATGGAATAACGGATCAACTTTTAAATTTATAAATATAAATGGTGCATTAACAGGCACACAAACTGATTGGCATAATGTAGCAGCTACTTATAAATCAGGGGAACAAAAAGTGTATTTAGATGGAAGTCAAATAGGTTCTAATACAGAAACAGGTACTATAACATACTATGACCAAGAAGTATGGGTTGGTAGAGGAAATGGAGGTTGGTATTTTAATGGAAAAATCCCAAATATACAATTTTATAACCGTGCCTTATCATCAACAGAAGTCTTACACAACTACAACGCACTTAAAGAAAGATTTGAATTATGAGAATTGGATCAATAACAACAGATATAATAGCAGATGGGTTAATATGGAATATGGATGCTGCCAACAGGGCAAGTTATGTTCCTAATACTACAACTTCATTTAGTACTATAAACATGGGTAACTCTGGTAGTTTTGGTGGTGATCCCACATTTATCACCCAACCCTCTTCAGCAAGTTGTTGGCATTTTGATGGTGTAGATGATTATATAGATTGTGGAAGAGATATAGATCCTACATTCCCAGGAGGAACTGCTAATATAGGATTAACAGATGCTGATCAAAAGTTTACAATGAATATATGGTTTAAAAATGTTACAGCAGATGATAGATGTCCTATAACATTACCAGTAAGATATGTAAATACTTATCATGGTTATAGATCACTTGATATAGGTTTTGTTACTGATCGTATATGGATTGTTCAGAGAGATAATGTAACATTAAAAGAAGATGGAACAACTTGGCAATTAGGAGAATGGGGGAATTTATGTATTACCTACACAGGAGGAACTATTGGAGAAGCTGATTCTTGGGGAATGTATATAAATGGAGATAAAAAAGGTCTCATCAGTTCTGCTCATATAGGTAGAAACTATAG